AGATATAAAAGTGGCAAGCGCCATTTTCAGATCGGTTGTAATGGCATACGCATACCATGGCTAAGGATAAGGAAATGACAATAATAACTGCCGTAATTGTAGCTATTGCAATTTTAACTGGTTTTGAGGCATATCAAATTACCAAACACGCCGACTCCCCCATAGAGCAATTTGCCGAAGAAATCATATACGACCAAACCGGTATTGATGTAGATTTTAGCCCAGGCCTTGGGCTGCCAAGACAATAATTGTTGACAAATGTAAAACACTAGGGTAACATAAGCTCCTATACAGGAGATATTATGCTTACCCAGGAACAATTAGAGCAGCGACTTAAATTTGTCACCGGATCAGATGCCAGCGTTATATGCGGCATGTCCCCATATAAAACTAAATTACAACTTTGGATGGAAAAAACGGGCCAAGTGGTAGCCGAAGACATTGGGCACTTAAACCACATTAAGTTTGGCAATTTTTTTGAGCGTGGCGTGGCAGACTGGTTCGAATCCGAAACCGGGAAAAAAATTATAACCCCTGCGGCAGATATGCTGGTGCATAAAAGCTTTAGCTGGATGGCGGGCAATATAGATTTTAAAATCAAAGATGAGAACGCAATACTTGAATGCAAAACCGCGTTTAGAGACGGCGGCTGGGGTGCCAATGGTGACAATACAATACCACCTCATTACCTTTTGCAAGTGGCGCATTATTGCGCGGTGGGTAATTTTGATAAAGCTTATATAGCTGTTGTATTTGCTATGACGCGTGAAATGCGTTGGTATCAATACGATAGAAATTTAACACTTGAAGGCAAGCTTATAACGCGCGAAAAAGACTTTTGGGGAAATCATGTTTTAGCAAATGTGTGCCCAAAACCACAAACAGCGCAAGACATTTTAGCTTTATACAAAGAAACAAACGCGACACCCATAATTGCAGACAATGAAATTGTACAGCTAACCCAAGCTTATCGCACGGTGTGCGAAGCTATTAAATCAAACGTTGAAGCCAAAGAAATTATAAAAGAAAAAATACAGATGTATATGCGCGATGCCGACACTTTGATTGATAATTCCGGTACAATACTAGCTAGCTGGAAATATACCAAACCAATTCAAGGTTTTGATAAAAATATTTTAAGGCGCGAAAACCCTGAAATATATGAAAAGTTTATGTTGATGGGGGATCCACAGCGCAGGTTTAGGTTAATGGGGGAAAAAGAATGAGCGATGTAAAACCTATACCAAAGGTATACCAGTGCATAAACAAAGTTCAGGCCGCTTTGTCAAAAGATGGCATAGCTAAAGATCAGAAAAACACGCAACAAAACTGGAAATTTCGGGGCATTGATGACGTATATAACGCATTAGCCCCAGTGTTGGCAGAGCATGGCTTATGTATACTGCCCAAGGTTTTATCGCGCAGCGTGGTTGAAAGAACCACCAAATCCGGCGGTGTAATGTTTTATGTAACGCTAGAGGTGGAGTACATTCTTGTGTGCGCCGAAGATGGCAGCGCACATTCAATTGTAACGATAGGCGAGGCAATGGATTCGGGTGACAAGGCGACCAACAAAGCATTAAGCGCCGCTTATAAATACGCCTGTTTACAAACATTTTGCATCCCAATCGAGGGGGACAGCGATGCTGATGCTACAACACATGAAGTTAAGCCAAACACACCATTGCCGCCAAAGGCGCCCGTAACCCCCCCTAAAGCTGAGGCAGCCGCCACGGCAGAGTCATACGCAAAGCTTATGGATTGGATCGATGCCAAGCAATTACAGGACGCTGTTCCTAAATGGTTGGCATATTACAAAGTTAACGACTTGGCACAACTTAGCGACATACAAATTAAACAGCTTATTGTCACAATCCAAAAAAAAGACCAGGTAACCCAGGCTGACATAGTTGCGGGTGACTTATGAAACATTATATTTTAGATGCAGGTGGCAATCCAAAAAACGTGCCACTTTTAGAGTGGGCTAAAATTTTCCTGTATTGTGGGAAACGATGGCCTTTAAAAACGACCATGCGATGGATGAGTTTACAGAGCGTTACATGCTAGCTGAAATGGCCAAGCTTGGCCACGAAGAAGTCTGCAACAAAGTCAGGGAACAATTAGCAACGGAGAGATAATGCTTAGCTATGCAATGGATTGCTTTTTGGCAGGGCTTGCCATTTGTTTATTAATAATTGCCACACGCACTTCATGGCGCCTCGACAGGCAAATGGGCTGGAGCGAGCTTTTATACTTAAGTTCGACTTTTGGCGCTGCAATATTTTTAACATCAAGATTTTTAATGTCATTTGTAATCATGTGGGGTAACTGGGAATGAGTTTGTCTGAATTTATGCTTGGCGTTGTGTTTTTCATATGCTTTTGTGTGGGGATTTACTTGTTGGTGAAAGCAATATGAAAACATTAACAGTGACACTTATGATAGTTTTTATGCTGGCAATAACCACCGTGACATTGCGAGCTTGTTATCATGAAATTTTTTACCCTTTTACTTGCGAGAAAATTTGGCCCGCAGCAAAGAGCGATGAATATTATCGATGCGTTAAAGCACGCGCACTGCAGCGTGGTTTTGTAATAAACGAGGAGTAGCCATGAAAGAAGATTTATTGATGGAATACATCAAATTTAAGCATGTGGCATCTATCCTGCAAGCCAATGCAAGCGAGCATGATGCCAAAACAATCAACTTTAGGCTTGCGATTTTGCATGACAGATTTGAAGAATATTCAAAGCTTGGCCTTGATATAGAGGAAGCCAGAAGGCGCGAGCAGGAACGCCATGGACTTATTGGGACGATTAATCGCAACATATGAAATATCATAAATTACACCCGGTTCCTGTCTTAGATGGGCGATATCGAGAGGCTCTAATCGAGTTTAAAGTGGCTGAACTTCATGGATTGCGAGATGTAATTCAGGCAACACTAGATGATCCAACTTTAAACGAAGACGGCAGGGCTTTTATAAGCTTTGAAAACAGGGTCACAACGGATGATCCAGCCATCAATTGTTAGCATGACCAGATCAACAAGGATTAAGCCCGCCAACAACATAAAGGATTTTAACGATGAAAGCAGGTATTGCACACGGGGTGGTGTGGACACCACACGGCTCTAATATTATCCAAATTCATACCAAGGTGACACGCGGCAAGGGCAATATTTTTATAAAAACCGACCTGGGGGCCGAATGCGTTGCCTCTATCAACAAAGTTATTGAGGTTTTTGACGAGCTAGAAGACATAAACATGTCAAAGCTAAAGATTTACATAACCATTCCGGGCCCGATAGACGGCCCAAGCGCTGGGCTTGCGATTTACATGTCGTTGTATTCAGCCATAACCAAACAAGCCATAAACCAGCATATAGCCTTTATGGGCGAGATTGGGGACAAGGGGGCTATAAACGGGGTGGGTGGGGTGTCAGACAAGCTGTATGCCGCACACAGGGCCAAATTCAATGCAGTGGTAATTCCATTTGATAATTTTGCCGAGCTGCCAAGCATTAAGCCATATCAAGATTTGTTTATAGGGGGTGCGGTTGATGTGCAACAGGCATTGCTTATAGGGATTATGGGTAAAGAGAAGTAGTTGATATTTTGTGGCAAGTAGTTAAACTGGTTTAATTATTTAAACGCTGTGCCCGGGATAATTTTGCGATTCTGCCGGGCACACACTGAAACAGGAAAGCACTATGCCCACGAGTTTAACACGCCCGCACCCCCAGTCAAGACACCACACAAATATATTTAAGTTAGTTGCACACGGGAATGATTCCAGTGTCTTATTGTTTTTAACATTTCACGGAGAGAAATAATGTCAGGTCAGATCATCATTGGAAACAAATTACCGCCCTTTTCGTGGCTGCCTAACTACCTAGTTAATGACCCAGACGTATCAGCGGACGCATTGGCGGTTGCTCTTTACCTTAACGGCAAGCCTGCCGGGTGGCAAGTGAGGCCCGAGGACATCAAAAATAGATTTAAATTTGGCGATCATACATGGCGTAAGGTCTCTAGGCAGCTTAAAGCCTGTAATTTACTGCATGAAAAGATTACAAAAAATGGTACCAAGCTATGGTTTGAGATACCAGAATCCGACATTGTCGCCCGAAAAAAGCCGACCGTTGAAAAGCCGACCGTTGAAAAGCCGACCGTTGAAAAGCCGACCGTTGAAAATCGCGGGCCGCGAAAAGCCGAGCGTGGAAAATCAACGCCCTTAGATCATAAAGATCATAATAAAAAAGATCTTTATGAAGATCATAAAGATCATGAGGGTTATGAATTTTTAAAAGAGAACAAAGCTACAGCGGCGGCACGCAAGAAGCCAACCATGAAGCAGCGTGAAACGCATTTAAACACCGATGGCTACTACATCTTTCACAAGCTGCTTGGATATAGGGGAATCTTTCCGGGCGTGGCTATGGCGATTGTAGAGCGACACAGCGTGGGTGATATTAATAATTTGATTGAGTCGGCCATGCGAGATGGCGTCAGGAACCCAGGAGCGTATGTAGTTAAATCACTATACAAAAAGGAGGCTTAGGTATGGAACACCAAAGAGCAATGGAAAATAGGCAACGCCTTGAGTATGAGGCGCGCAAAAGGCTGGAAGTCAAAGGCACAAAAGACCCGCGCACAGGAGGCATGTGTGACTTTGACGAGGTGCGCCGTTACGACATTGAACTAGAGCATGTGATTTTTCAGATGACGGCCGGGATTATATCATAACATTATACCATTGACAGTATGGCGATATGTCTTTGTTATCCACATAATCTGTGGATGAATCTGTGGATAAGCAACCGTAAAATCGTTTTTTAGGGTTAATTTGGGGGTGCGCCGCATTTGAATTTAACCTAGTTGGCGAAATACTAGACACGATGGCCAAGCTATCAGGCAAATGGGGAACATGGCTTGGCATTAAGAAAAACCGTTGGGGCTTTATGGTCCACGCCGGATGTTGCTGTTACTGGGTTGTGATCGACACTCATCGCAACCTCTGGTCGCAGGCGCTATTTACGCTGCCCTCAATTTGCCTGCAGCTTTATGGATTTTACAGGTGGGGGAAAGATGAAAAAAGTCACAGGACAAGCGGAGGTTAGTTGCGCGTGCGGTTTGTGACGCCAAATGTCACAAGCGTGACACGCCAGGTCACACCATGTAAGGGTCATCTTTATGTCGTAAGGTTAAATGACTTAAGACCAATTTTATTAAATAACCAAAATAAAGCTTACCTTTTAGTCGGGAAGCTTTGGCAATTTTTCTTTAAGTGCTGCCTTGGCCCTGAACAGGCGGGACTTAACCGTGCCCTCCGGGATGCGTAATTCCGTGGCGATCTGCTCAATGGGCCACCCATAGACCGTCTGGAGCACCAGGGCCTCTTGTAGGGGTTTTGGTAGCGTTTTGACGGCTGCTTCGAGGCGGCGCAGGTCTTCCTCGTCGCCAAGCTGAATATCCGGCGATGAGTACAGGTAATGGCCCACGCTATGAATATGCTCAAACCTTTCCGGGGGTTCGTCAATGATGCGTATCCGCCTCTTGCTGCCGTAAAGGTGGGTATATACACACCGCGTGGCCAGCTTATATATCCAAGTGGAATACTTAGATCGCCCAGCAAACTTGTCGCGCTGGATCCAGGCGCGCATAAATATTTGCTGCATTACATCCTGGGCGGTGGCATCGTCACGTATAAAGCGTCCCACAAGACCCCTGATCACCCCCTTGCATTCCTTAACCCTAGCCTCAAAAAGCTGTGTTTCAGTCATGATTGCTCCTAGTTATTATACTAACAGTATAGCTGGCAAACCATTTTCCTGACGCCGGCACCATTTTGCCGGCCATTGCGAGGATGTGCTCGATATGGTTTAAATAATTGTTGACAAATGTAAAACAGCGGGTTATTATGGCCCCTTATAAATTAATAATAAGGGGCGTTAAAATGGATGCGGTTAAATACAGGGCTGACAATTTAGTAAGAGAAGAGGCTTTGAGCCATTTGCAAAACCTAGAGATTTTACTTAATCACATTTACCGTAATGATCCTATTTGGCGCGGCATTACAAATTATAACGCACAAGTGATTAAAGATTTTTTACTGAACGCCAATAGCGGCGAATAATAATAACGAGGCTAAAATGATTAAAAAAATAACAATTTCTACGGCTGAGCCAGAAAAAAAAGTTATGGGGTACTTAGAAATAGACAGCCTTGAAAAGGCAATTTACTTTGTGCAAATGAAGTCTGAAAATGAATCTGCAGAAAATTTATTACACCAAATGTATAACGTTACCTTTGCAGATCCTGTGGGGGCAATATAAATGATGGCTGGATTATTTTCGGTGGCTTTGTTTTTCTTTTTGTATCTTATGTGTGGGTCGGAGTTATGATAGATTTTCATTATAGGTTAATGCTGCAATTGGACGCGCGGATAGAGGCCGGAGAGCGGCTGTCACCGATTGGGGGCAGATTGTTGATTGCGCTGCAAAGACGTTATTATGGCGAGTAAATTATGATAGAAAATTCGATGGTGTGTTATACCGATGCAGAGCACGAAGCATATTTTGGCGATGGTGAGCCATTAGAAGAATATTTTGATGAGGATGGCTTTGATGAGTAAGGTTGTTAAATATAAGCAAGCGTGGAATTTTGATCCAGATTCTTTGCAAGAGCTTGTAAATGTTTATTTACAGGGTGGGTGGTTTCTTTATGGCCCGTCGTTTTGTGGCACGAAAGACAAGCCCCCGATATTTATACAGCCAATGGTTCAATATGAGGATTAAAATGCAGATATTAGAATTAAAAATTAAATTGGAGACCTAATGTTTAAAGGCGCAAAGGACGGCAAAGGCCTGATTGAATTAAGTATAAAGCAGAGAGAACAGTGGGTGCTATATATGCGGGATCTCGCTGCAAGCATGCCTGTGTTGCCAGAGCGCCCGGGCACGCCTTTTCCCTTTGTTGAATCTAGGCCACGCGGGGCGCCACGAAGAAACTCCGAGTGATGTCTGACACATGGTTTATTTCAGACTTACATCTTGGGCACTCCAATATATTAAGGTTTGAGCCTGTTGCGCGTCCGTTTGAAGCATTGGAAGAAATGCACGAGGCTATTATTGCTAGATGGAATGCGGTTGTACAAAAATATGACAAAGTATTTGTGCTTGGTGATTTTGCTTTTAGTCGCGAAGGTTTAGAGCTTGCCGCAAGGTTGCGCGGACAAAAGCGTTTAATCCTCGGCAACCACGACACATACGCAGCGCCCGATTATTTAAAATATTTTAGATCAGTGCATGGCGTTGTGTTTTGGGGTGATTGTATTTTAACGCATGTGCCGGTACACCCGTCGCAACTAGAGAGCAGGTCGCGTTATAATGTCCATGGGCATTTGCATAGCAGGCAAATAAGCAAGCAAAGTCATTTACAGGTAGACCCAAGGTATATAAATGTTAGTTGCGAGCAAAACAATCTAACGCCAATTAACGCATCGGAGCTTTTTAAATGATATAATTTTGGTTGTTGTTTCTTGGTTGGGTGCCATTGTTTGTGGCGCATTTGCTTAAATGCAAAGCATATAAATATAAATGCAAAGAGGCGAATTATTTATGGCGCATGGTAAAATTATTAGAAAAAAAGGATGACGCAAATGATGGACAAAACACCGTCAAGCAGTGAAAAATTTGACGTGCATTTAGGCGTCAGGATTACAAAAACCATACATAAAGCTTTGAAGGCAAAGGCTGCCAAGGCTCGCATGTCACCAGCCACATATATTAGGTGGATAGTTTTAAATGACTTAGATTTAGATTTGCATCCAGTGCAATCTACTTATCATAAATCTAAAGTCGCAAAATAGTTTTTACGCGCACAAGGATGTGAGCTCATGGCAATACAGTGGGAAAGACGCGAACAGGAGTGGACTGTTCAGTGGTTCAAGTTAAAATATCCGAACGTAATAATTGCGGCAAGTGCTAATGGTGGCACGCGTAATGTGCGCGAGGCTGCCAACATGAAGCGTGAGGGCGTTTTGGCTGGCATGCCAGATTTACAGATATTATGTGCCGGGCATCATTACCACGGCTTATTTATAGAAATGAAGGCGCCCGCTGGGGTAGATCACGTAAAGGGTAAGGTTAACATGATTCAAAAAAGCATTATTAATCAGCTAAACATGGCCGGATATTATGCAATTGTGTGCTGGGGTTATGAAGAAGCGCGCAAAGTTATAGATTGGTATTTACAAGGAGATAGTAATGACGCGACAGTTAACAAATGAAGATATTGCATCGCTGCTTAGTGATTGCATAAGGCTGCAGCTTTCAAAGCTCAACACCAATTTAAAACAAGATGGGCGATATTGCTGGGAAATAAATTTTACTGTAAAAGACGAGTATATCGTGATTGAGGATAACTGCTTAGCTCGCAAAACAAAAGTTGAGGGGCAGGTGGTGATCGATTCAAATTATGTAGAGCGACAAGTTGGGGTTAGTGCAAATGTTTAAAGAAGAGGTCACCCAAAATATATATGCATCATGGTATGAGCTTGTTAAAAACAAAGGCAAAGGCTCAAACTTAAAGACAATTAAAAGCCTCGAGGCGTTTACGGCAGATGAGCTTGAGCAGATTCGATGGCTTGTTAATGAGGAGTTTGCCGCGCGCTCTAAAAAGAAATTAACATAAACATAGTAATTTTTGAAAGCAAAGACGATCCTATTATTCGCCTATGTCTTTGGGATAATGAGGGCGAGGGCTTTGGCCGAGAGGTTGGGATTCCACTGACAACAGAAGACTTGAAAACTTTAGAGCATTATATAAGCGAGTTTACATCTGGTCGCATGAAGCGCCTGCAATTGATTATGGATGATCTTAACTTGAAACCATAACAGAGGCGGCATATGAGCGACGATAGTAAATTTAGGTTTTTGAAACTTACAGAAGTTATGAGCAAAACAGGGTTAAGCCGCAGCGGTGTATACAAAGGAATCAAATCTGGAGTTTTTCCAAGGCCTGTAAAAATAGACGGTAGGTCTGTCGCGTGGTTAGCAAGCGATGTCGAGGACTGGATGGCGTATGTCTTGTTAAAAAACGGTAGATAACATGAAAAAATTTAAACTAAAGGGTAAAAAGTTAAAAATAAAGCACATCGAGGGGCTGTGGAAGCTTGCAGCATCGGGCGTTGCATTCAATATGGGGTGTCATGGTGACTTAAATCCTCCGTTTGGATTGTATATTGAGGTGGTTGACACTACAAAAGAGTAAAACCTACTTCAGATAATGCAAAGATATATTGAGGTGGTTGACACTACAAAAGAGTAAAACCTACTTCAGATAATGCAAAGATACAGCCGATTATACCTATTATCGGAAGTATAAATAAGTGAGCCGGAGTATTAAATGGCAAATGTGCTGATATATTTAGGTTTTTTTGTGGTTGGTTTTGCAGTCGGGGCCCTTGTGTGTCATATGGTGCTGAAAATAAATCGCTTGACGATGACATCTTTAAATGATAGGAGACCTTATTGATGGCTGTAAAAAAGCTCTGGACGAATTTAACGCTTAATTTACGAGATATGTAGTATGGCTAGTATTATGGAGGCTATCAAAAGCCTTATTGAGGTGCATAAAAAACATGGCAACATTCCAATTGGGGTCAGAATTAACGACCAAGTCCATAATTTAAATGGCGTTGTCGTGGCTGTCGATGAGTTTGCCGTCCTGGGCGATGGGGAAAAAACTTTATTTTGCCACGTCATGGCAGAAAGCGATCCTATAAATCCATGCTGTGGCGGCCTTGTCGGCAGGCGGTACCATTGAGCGAAAAAACTATTTACTTTAAAGAGGCGAATAACTTAATTGTGGCGTGTTATGAGAGCCAGGGGTTTAGCGCAGATCGGGCCAGGGTTTGGCGATATGATGTGGTGGTTAAAGGGCGATCGCGAGCAGGTCATTTGATTCACTATATTCTATCTCGTAATATCTATGAAAGTTATAGTGTTAAAAAGCCACATGAGGTGGTTATGGTGCTTAGGCATGCGATTCGAGAGGCTCGCGGCTGCATTGACGCTTTAATTACCAAGGTCCAAAACGACAGTAGGCTTTTAAAGGGAATTTACGACACAATAAATCAGGATGATATAAAACATGGAAAGTGAACAAACTAAAGCGCAAAAGGAGATTTGCGAAAAACTTCAACAAGACCTACAACGTTTAGATAATTACAAAGTGTATCTCACAAAATTTGTAATGGACGATAAAAACGCTGCCACAGCTCATTACGACAGGGCTTCAAGCATTTTAATGCGACTGAAAATTCATCTTCAAAGGCTTCATGACGAGCTAACTATTGCCGATACTATTTGGCTAGGCTTTCAATTGGACGACTTAGAGGCGGAATTATGTCAGAGCCAAACCCAGTAACCTGGGCCACTGTTAAGCGCAAAATATCCGAACTCAAAGAGTTTGATAAAAATCCACGCAAGATAACCAAAGACGATTTTAAGCTTTTGGTGCAAAGCTTGCAGGAGGATGGCTATCATGGCCGGATTAAAATAAACACCGACAACGTCATCATAGGCGGCCACGCCCGCAAAAAAGCATTGCTTGCAGCCGGGTACAAAAAAAGCGATGAAATTGAGGTTTTAATGCCAGACCGCCTTTTAGAGAGCGACTACTTTGACCGGGTAAACATAAGAGACAATTTAGGCTACGGTAACTGGGATGTAGATATCCTGGGGAATAACTGGGATGCAGAGCAACTTATCGCCTGGGGCATGAATCCATTATTTATTGGCGAGTCTATTCTCGAGGTTGAGAAAGAAGAGCCTAGTATAAAAGAAACTAAACCTAAAACATGCCCGCATTGCGGGGAGCTATTGAATTGATGCGACTTGGCGGCAAAAACGGCTTAAAAAAATTTACAAAAAAATTGAACAGCATTGTTACTTTAGAACTTTTCAGCGGATGAATTATGCAAAGAACAGTAAGCCTAAACGGGCGCGAATTTGAATTAATAACCGGGGCTTTAAGCCAGCTCTCATTGTTTATGAGCCATCTGCCGTTTTCTAGCGCGGATGATAAAAAAATGTATAGGGAGGAGGTCGATAAGCTTATTACACGTTTAAAAGACCAGGCTAATGCCCCTGTGGCTGGCGTTTATATTGACGGGCAAAGACAATGAAAGAAGTGTTAGCATAACTCCAGGCGGATGCATTTTATTTTATGGATAACAACGACTATCTGCTAAAAGTTAAAGTCCAAAACAATCGCATTGTTAGCTTAATGCGCGCGAAAGGTATTAACACGGTATCCGAGCTGTCTAGGGCATCCAAAATATCCCAGGGCGCGCTGGGGGACTTAATAAACATGACGGCTTCGCCATACTATGGTTCGAATGGTCCGCGCCTCGCAAATAATTCTATCTGGAAGTCATCTGTATTGGCCCTGGCTGACTTTCTTGGGGTTTTGCCAGATGAGATGTTCAATCACCAGCAGCTTACACAGCCGCTTATTAAAAACTCTGGCGAGAAATCTATCAAACTTGAGAAGATGCTAGCTTTAATGCCGCCAGCAAAAGAAACGCTGCCAGAGCTTGAATGTCAGAGCAATGAAAAACTAAAGCTATTGACCGAGACCCTAAACAAGCTAAACCCAAGAGAGCAAAGGGTTATTAATTTGCGATTTGGTTTAAATGGCGAGGAGCTATCCTCCCTTGAAGAGGTCGCACAAGATGCGGGCGTAACCCGGGAGCGGATCCGTCAGGTTGAGGCTGAGGCTATACGCAAAATGAGAATTAAGGGAGATATCCTTAAAGACCTTATGGATCCAGGTGTTAGCTATGGTGACACTAAGAAAGTTACTTTTGCCTTATCTTCTAAAGATAAAGATATTGTTAAAAAGATATCCACGCTTGAGCTGGTGGCAGGGGCATGTGGCGCCTACAAGCTTCACTTTGATTCGGTTAAAGCATATATGCGTGAGCAAATAAGACTGAAAAATTTAATTATTGACATCCATAGCAAGCCACACGCGCTTACGTGGAATGCTAATTGACCTACTGAGGTAAATCTGTGACTGACGCAACTGTTGAAAAGATAAAGGGCAAGGGAAGAAACCCCAATAGCCTCAAGAACTTAAAGAAGTTCGAAGTGGGTCACCCTCCTATGGGCGGGCGCCCTAAAGGCTCGCTATCGTTCAAAGAGCGCGCCCAAAAGTTCCTAGACATCCAAACTAAGTACAAAATGCCAAATGGCACAATTACAGACCAGTCGCTGCTAGACGGCGCTATTTTATCTCTCTTAGCCCAGGCGAACAAAGGAAATGTTCCAGCTCTTAAAGAGCTGTTTGAGAGGGTTTTCGGCAAGGAAGTTGAAAAGGTGGAGTTAACAGGAAGTGACGGACAACCAATTGCAATTGAACACGGTGCAAGACTATCAGCGGTTTATGAGCGTGCTGCCAACGCTTTCGGTGCAGGACCAGGATTGCCTGATGCGGGACCTCCTGCGCAAGGACCTGTTTCTGATGCTAACGATAGGGCTAAGCCGTAAAGACTTAGTACACCCGTGGCTACTAGCTAGATGCAAGGAAATAGAGCAAGACCCAGACGGATATCTTGACCTATGGGCTAGAGCGCATTACAAATCGACAATCATAACCTTTGCCAAGACTATCCAGGACATTCTGGCATCCCATGGCGACAACCCGCTGCCCAAATGGAATGGTACCGAGATAACTGTTGGCCTGTTCTCGGTAACGCGCCCGCTATCCAAGCAGTTCCTAGCGCAGATTAAACGCGAGTTTGAAACTAACACCGTGCTGCTTGAATACTTCCCAGACATTTTATGGGCCAACCCTAACAAGGACGCGCCAAGCTGGTCGCTAGATTCTGGCATCATCGTCAAACGTAGGGGAAACCCTAAAGAGGCAACTATCGAGGCGCATGGTTTGGTTGATGGGCAGCCAACATCAAAGCATTTTGATTTGCTGGTATATGATGACGTGGTAACAATTGACTCGGTGCGCTCAACATCTATGATTGGAAAAACCACGCAAGCGTGGGAGTTATCACTTAACCTGGGGACTGCAAACGCCATATATAGATACATCGGAACCCGATATCACTACAACGACACCTACAAAACTATTATCGAAAGAGGAAGCGCCGTGCCCCGTCTGCATGCTGCAACGGTCGATGGTTCTGTTGAAGGCGAGCCAGTACTGCTATCAAGAGAGACGCTTACCCAAAAGCGTCGAGACATGGGTCCATACGTGTTCAACTCTCAAATGCTCCAAAACCCCGTAGCTGACGGCAATCAAGGCTTTCAGCGCAAGTGGCTGGAGTTCCATAGCTCCTCAGACTTCTCGCGTATGAACCGCTATATAATTGTAGATCCAGCCAACGAGAAGAAATCCAGCAATGACTATACTGTGATGACCGTATGGGGCCTGGGGCCTGACGAAAACTATTATGTGATTGATTGGATCCGAGACAGATTGTCTTTAACCGAGCGCGGCGACGCATTATTTAGGTTACATCGCAAGCATAAACCCAAGGGGGTGGGCTACGAGCAGTATGGTATGCAGGCGGATATAGCATACTTAAAAGACAAAATGAAGCGTGACAACTATAATTTTAGCATTACACCATTAGGTGGTAATCTGGCAAAGGCAGATAGAATAAAGGCCCTCATACCTATATTCGAACAAGGACGTATATATTTGCCTGATACTTGTTATAAGTCCAACTACGAGAAAAAGACCGAAGACTTAACGGAGGTTTTCTTAACGCATGAGTACGATACTTTTCCAGTATGTACCCATGACGACATGCTAGATTGCATGGCCAGAATTTTGCACATTGCAGACGACTGGCGCGTGGTATGGCCACTCCTAGATAGGGGTGAAGAAGATTTTACAGGATCATATGAGGGTAGCGCATGGAGCGCGTAACAATGGAGATCGGTGAATGGAATCACCTGCTATCAATGAGGCCATCTTTGACTCAAGCGACGAAGACTTTGGCGTAGAAGATGCTGATCCGTATTTTGGATCAGAATCCGGCCTTGATGAAGATGAGCGTCTTATAAAAGAGATCCGCGAAAACATCAAAAAAGCCAAGGACCATTTAAACGATTGGTATAATGAATCACGCAATGCCTATGACTATTTTGCAGGCAACCAATGGGAAGAAGAGGATCTACAAAAGCTACGTGATGAACGTCGCCCGGCTATTACTTTTAACCGTATCCCCCGTGTTATAAATGCCATCGCAGGTTTAGAGATTGAAAACCGCCAAGAGGTTGTATACACCCCCAGGGAAAATGGCGATGCCATAGCCTCAGAGATTTTAACCGGTGCCGCTGATTATGTGCGCGACAATTGCGACGCAGAGGATGAAGAGTCACAAGCGTTTAAGGACTCCCTGCAAATCGGCATGGGATGGACAGAGACTCGCCTGGACTATGAAACCGATCCAGATGGACAAATACTAGTTGAGCGGGTAGATCCACTTGAGATGGTATGGGACGTGTCTGCCAAAAAGCGCAACATTGACGATGCCAGATGGGTGGCACGCGAGAAAAAATACAGCAAAAAAGACTTCCATGCCATATGGCCTGATGCCGATGTAAATCTGTTAACCGGGGCACAAGATCCAAAAGGCTTGCAACCCCATGATTCAACTATTGCACCGTGGTACATAGTTGACCAGTCATCCAAAGACCAACGCCAGAAAGATTTTATAACGGTAACTCAGTATCAGAAGTGGATCCGCGTACCTTTCTATCGTGTGCAGGATGATCAGAACGACATCGTCGAGATGGACATTAAAGAATTCAAAAAGATGAAAGAACTAATCGAGCTACGTGGTTTTAAATACATCAAGCAAGTTAAGCGTGTGTTTAAACAATACTTTGTAGCCGGTGACGAGATGTTAGAAAAGGGCGACTGCCCGGTTAATATGTTTACCCTGCGTTGCATGACCGGCATGCTAGATAGGAACCGCAATTACTGGTTTGGCATGATATCCATAATGCGCGACCCTCAAATGTGGTCTAACAAATGGCTATCGCAAACCCTAGATATATTCAACAAAAACTCCAAAGGCGGCTACCTGGCAGAATCGGGGGCCTTTAAAGATCCAAGACAAGCCGAGAGAAGCCTGGCACAGGCTGGAATTACTTATCTTAACGAGGGTGGCATGGCTAAGCTGCAACCCAAAACCCCTCCACCTATGCCACAAGGTATAGGCGAGCTGTTATCACTTGCCATGGGGTCGGTATCAGAGCTTGTGGGGGTGTCCCTGGAATCTCTGGGACAGGAGAAGTCAGATGTATCAGGTGTCTTGGCTGCTGAGCGCAAGCGTACCACTATTACTATTGTGGCTGATTTCTTCGATGCCTTGCGTCGTTATAGAAAAGAACAAGGTAGGGTTTTGGCTGATTTTATTAAGTCTTACATATCAGACGGTAGGCTGGTGCGAATTAGCGGCCCAGGTCTTGGCAAGTATGTGCCATTAGTTAAAGACCAAATGGATTTTGCCTACGACATAGTTGTAGATGACACGCCAACATCGCCAAACCAAAAAGAACGCGTCTTTACAATGATTATGCAATTGATGCCACAGCTTATGCAGGCAGGTATTCCTATACCGCCCGAGATCCTCGATTACGCCCCATTACCTGCAAGCTTAATCCGCGATTGGCAAGAGCTTTTAAACCAGCCATCGCCAAACGAGGAAAGCGACAAAGTCAAAGAACAATTACGTTTAGCTCTAGCACAACTGGAAGTGCAAACCAAAGAGCAAGACATCAAGAATAAGGCCGCCGACGAGTTGGAAACTAAAACTCAAGCAGCTCTTAACTTGGCAAAGATTCAGCACGAGGCTGCTCTTGCCAAGCACAATATGGCGTTAGCCGGTATAGATGCCGAAAACGCCAAGGAAAGTACGCGAAGGGACAATTTGCGTAAAGACCTTGAAGTTGGACTTAAACTTGTAGAAGGACTTACAAATGACAACAGCAGGACCATTAGATGATTATTTAAGTGCAGACGAAGATGCCTACTTTAAAAGCAAAGGCGCTGAAGCAGAAGAAACTAAAATTGAGGAGAGCCTAAGCGATGCTGGGGACGATTCATCCGCTAGCGATTTATCATCAGATGAAGTGGGATCAGATAATTCTGGACGCGATGATGTGTACGCCGAAAACGAGACCGATGCAGACGTTGACAGCTCAGCTGATGAAGATGAGCCAGCCTCCAAAGGACAGCGCGATTACGAAAAAGCGTTCAAGGTAGAGCTTGCCAAGCGCAAAGAGCTCAAAGAGGAGTTAGACCTTACCAATCGCAAAGCTTTTGAAATGGAGCAAATCCTAGCCCAGCTTAAGGACTCCATGACAAAGCCCGCACAATCGCAAGAGCCCAAAGAGGTTGTGCCTGATCAAGACGAAGATCCGCTCGCGTACCAGCAATACAAAATTAATAAGCTTGAGAGGTCCCTGGAAGAGCACAACAACTATTTACGCCAGCAGCATGATATGCAGCAACGCAATACCCAGCAACAAGCCTTTATGAACACTTACCGGGCATCGGCACAAGAGTTCTCAGCTAAGACGCCTGAGTTTTCAGAGGCTTATAAGTTTTTGCTAGGCGCGCGCATGGCCGAGCATAAAGCGGCAGGCTACTCAGACCAAGAGGCCCAGTCTTTATTGGTAGAGGAAGAAATGAGCATTGTGGCCAAAGCATACCACGACAAGGTTAACCCAGCAGAGCGTATTTATAACGTTGCAAAAAATCGCGGCTACTCAGCTGCCAACGCTAAAAAGACGCCAGTGGCACCCAGGAGCCTTAGTGACATCAAGCGCGGCATGGCTAACTCTAAGTCGCTAAAAAGTGGTGGCGGTGAACTGCCAAGCTCAACGCCAGGCGTTGATGCAATTGATGGTATGGATTTTGCCCAGTTCGATGAATTTTGGGCTGGTTATAAAAATAAGGCTAAGGGCCAACGTTAATTATGTGCTATAATATTTTTGTTAATGTTATGTTCAAATAGCCGCCATTCCCTTCCGGCGTGGCGGCTGTCTTTTTTAACATCCATAGATGTCATTACCGTGCCAACATCCACAGATGTCATTTGGGCGTATGCTTTTTTGATTATGGTAACCAATTAAAATGGCGGGGCGTCCATCTACGTTATCAATGCTTTAAACGCACGTCTGCGTGACTCCCCATAAACTTTGGTGGAGGTGCTGGGAATTGAACCCAGGTAACCGATTCAGGCTGCATCATTGCCGGATTGCCACGCATAAACTAAATCAAATCCGTTACAATGGCTGACGTGGCACCTTCCGGACATACTGCGGCCGCAGAGGGTATTGCCCTCATATACGCCATACTCTCCCACCTCACGCCATGCCAGCCAGCCAGCCAGCCAAATGACGCTACAGGAACGACCCCGTTGATGCGCATGTAAAATATAGCATCCTTGCAAGTCCTAAG